TACGCTGCGAACGATGGTACTGAGGCTCTATTCAACGAAGCTGATACAGATCGTTCTGGTGCAGCATCTCCTGTTCACTCTGGTGTTTATGACTTCGGTGGTTCTGAAACTACTGGTGTTGGTATGACTACTGCTGTTGCTGAAGACAAAGGTAACTCTGGTAACACATTCGGCGAAATGGCTTTCTCTATCGAAAAGACTGCTGTAACTGCAAAGACTCGTGCTTTGAAGGCAGAATACTCTATCGAATTAGCACAAGACATGAAGTCTGTTCATGGTCTTGACGCTGAAGGTGAATTAAGCAACATTCTCTCTACAGAGATTCTTGCTGAAATCAACCGTGAAGTTATCCGTACTGTCTACAAGACTGCTAAAGCAGGTGCTCAAGTTGGTGTAACTACTGCTGGCACTTTTGACTTAGACACTGACTCTAATGGTCGTTGGTCTGTTGAGAAATTCAAAGGTCTAATGTTCCAAATTGAACGTGAAGCCAATGCTATCGGTCAACAAACTCGTCGTGGTCGTGGTAACATTATCATCACTTCAGCTGATGTGGCTTCTGCCCTTGCAATGGCTGGTGTGTTGGATTATTCTTCTGGCTTGTCTGGTAAGAATGACCTAACTGTTGATGATACTTCTACTACTTTCGCTGGTGTTCTAAACGGTAAGTATAAAGTTTATGTTGATCCATATACTTCAAACGTATCTGACACTCAGTTCTTCGTTGTTGGCTACAAAGGCGCATCTGCTTTTGACGCTGGCTTGTTCTATTGCCCATATGTTCCATTGCAAATGGTTCGTGCAGTTGATCCTAACACCTTCCAGCCAAAAATTGGCTTCAAGACTCGTTATGGTCTAGTTGCTAACCCATTCGTTTCATTGGATGGTACTGGTGGTTTGACAGCAAACGAAAACTACTACTATCGTCGTGTTAAAGTCGCTAACATAATGTAATCGACTGGTCGGTTTAAAAAGCCGACATAGAAGCGGTACTTTAAGAGGGTTCTTTCGGGAACCCTCTTTTTTATTTGGATAAATAATGTTATGGCCACAACTATCACCTGCCCAATACCAGATAACATCACTCCATTATCACCTAATGGATTCATGTTCAACATCACCAGATTACCTGATTTGGCATTCTTTTGCCAATCGGTAAATATTCCAGGTATCACTCTTGGTGCTCCTGAATTCGGCAATCCATTTAATATGCAACCAATTCCAGGTGAATCATTAACCTATGATCAACTAACTGTTCAGTTCCTAGTTGATTCTGATATGGTAAATTATAAATCAATATACAATTGGATTATTGCTTTAGGATTTCCACAGTCTTATGAACAGTATATAAGTTTTAATGAATATGACACAGTAAATTATTCTGAGTTAGCAAAGAACTACTCTGATGCAACTTTACAAATTTTAAACGGCAATAATCAAACTGCTCAGATGATTCAATTTGTTGATTTATTTCCAATCACTATTGACTCATTGATGTTTGCATCTACGAATACAGATGTGCAATACCTAGTAGGGAATGCAACATTCCGCTACGGATACTATAAATTCTTGTAAGACAAACTTGATTTTTTTGTAATACTGCGGTATAATGGCAGTATATAAATGTGAGGATATTATGAACATAGAGCAATTGCAAGAAGAATGGGACATTGATTGCCAGATAGATGATAACTATCTCGGTGAAACAACCACAGCTACTCCTAAGTTACATGCCAAGTATTTAAAACTACTTGTCAATGTCAAACTAAAACACACCAAACTCCAATCAGATTACAACTTGTTACGCAAGAATAAGTTTCGCCTATATCGTGGTGAACTATCTCGTGATGAATTGACTAATCTTGCATGGGAACAATGGCAAGGTGTTAAGCCATTGAAGAATGAGATGGATGAATTTCTCTCAGGTGACACTGAACTAAATACATTAAGAGTCAAGATTGATTACCTTGAGACAATGATATATTTTCTTGAATCTGTTCTTGGCCAAATCAAAGCCAGAGACTGGCAGATTAAAACTGCAGTTGAATGGAAGAAATTCTTAGCTGGTATGTAATGATAAAAATTGAGAAGTTAGACGAAGTTTATGTTAGAGTTTTTAGCGATGGTTCTATTGAACAAGAACTCGCTGATTTCTTTACGTATGAATATCCAGGCGCAAGATTTACTCCACAATTCAGAGCAAGACTCTGGGATGGTAAAGTTCGTCTGTACGATCAGGTTAGAAAGACACTCTACGTAGGATTAGTTTCTTATGTTGAAGAGTTTGCCACTCGCAATGGGTATGGCATTGAATACGTAACTCCTGTATTCCATCAAAACAATATCACACATCAGATTGTAGAAGACTATGCCAAGTCACTCAATCCTCATGGTCGTGGTAAACCAATCGAAATCCGAGACTATCAAGTTGAAGCAGTAAAGACTGCTCTCGATAAAGAGCGCACACTGCTATTATCTCCCACAGCGTCAGGAAAGTCATTTATAATTTACACATCAATGCGTTGGCATATTGCACATGATCGTAAATGTATCATTATAGTTCCAACAACATCTCTTGTCGAACAGCTGTTCACTGATTTCGAAGACTACTCCTCTGCCAATGGTTTTAATGTTGATGGATCCTGTCAAAAATTATATGCAGGATTTACTAAAGAGTTTACCAAAGATGTTCTAATTACAACATGGCAGTCTGTATATCTACAACCTAAATCTTGGTTTGCTCAGTTCAATGTAATTTTTGGAGATGAAGCACATCAGTTCAAAGCAAAGTCCCTAACAACAGTTATGGAAAAGATGGATAAGATTCGTTATCGTATTGGTACAACAGGTACACTTGATAACAAAAAGGTTCATCGTTTAGTCCTTGAAGGTATGTTTGGTCCAGTTCATAAAGTTACTACAACCAAAGCACTCATGGACTCAGGTAGGTTGACTACCCTAAATATAATGTGTGTGATGTTAAAGTATAACGAAGAAATTCGTAAGGCACAAAAGAATAAAACTTACCAAGAAGAGATGGACTTTCTTGTAAGTAATGAAAGACGAAATAAATTTATTCGTAATCTTGCAGTAAAATCTGAGGGTAATACTTTAGTGCTTTTCCAGTTCGTTGAAAAACATGGCAAGATTTTATATGAATTGATAAAAGATAAGGTTCATGAGAATCGCAAAGTGTTCTTTGTTTACGGAGGAACAGATACAACCGATCGTGAATCAATTCGTCACATTACAGAGGGTGAGAGCGACGCTATCATTATTGCTAGTTTTGGTACATTTTCCACTGGCATCAACATACCGTCTCTGGAGAATGTCATTTTTGCATCACCATCGAAAAGTAAGATCCGTAACTTGCAGAGTATTGGTCGTGGATTGAGATTGAAAGATGGTAAGACACAATGTAATCTGTTTGATCTTGCCGATGATTTGCACTGGAAGTCTTGGAAGAATCATACGTTAAACCATGCAGCTGAACGATATAAAATTTATGCTGAAGAAGAATTTAAAGTTAAAATAATAGAGGTGGATCTATGTTAGATGACAACGAGTTCTATATTGTAATGAAACTTACATCAGGTGAGCAAGTAATGGCTGTGCTCAAAGAAGAAGATGAGGAACATGTTCTGCTTGATTTTCCATTATGTATTAGAACGATTCCTATTTTAGAGGCAGGTCGTGAGCATATAACTGCTCATCCTTTATGTCAATTCTCCGATGATAGAACTTTTGTAATCTCCAAGCGAGACATTATGTTTGTGAAGAAGTTGCATCATGCATTCATTCCTCATTATCAACGTATTGTTGCAGAGCATGAAAAAGTTTCTTTTATCTCTAAAGATAAAACAGAAGAGTTACTCTGGGAAGATGATGTAGATCAGGAAGAAGCAAAGAGAAGAATCTTAATTCTTGAGGAGTTAGCGAAAACTCCAAAGGATGAAAGAGAAGAAGAAAGATACAGAGTCTTTATCGAAGGTAATGATACAGTTAACTAAGAGTAACGATCAACCCTAACATAGTGATTATGCCTCAAGTCAATTAAAAAAACAAATTTATTTTATCTACAATTTACAATTAAATAAGATTTGTCTTTTCGTTATGTTTGATGTATACTTATGAATAAATTGAATTAAATGAGGAACGAGTATGTATGGCACACTATGTAAATAACGCTGACTTTCTTGCAGCTATTGTAGAGATGCGAGCCAAGAAAAAAGAAGCTGAAGAAAAAGGTTTACCCAAGCCAATCGTTAGCAACTATATTGGCGAATGTATTCTAAAGATAGCAAACCATCTTTCCTATAAACCCAACTTTATCAATTATTCATACCGTGAGGAAATGATTTCCGATGGCATTGAAAACTGTCTCCAGTATATTGATAACTTTGATCCCACCAAGTCTAATAATCCATTTGCGTATTTTACGCAGATTATATACTATGCATTTCTGCGAAGGATT